TTTAAATATTGTATTGAATGTAAAAAAGGATACAATAACCAAAACTTATATAGTTTATATAATTATAGTAGCGACATCTGGGGATTTATAAACCAATGTGAAAAAGATTCGAGAAAATGTTACAAGATTCCCATGGTTATATTTAAACAAGATAGACAGCCTACACTAGCCATTGTACCAGACCATGTACAGTTTGGAGATCAATATAAATCTATTCAAATATCAAAAAAGAAGGATGGATTTATTATTAAATATAATATCTATCTATTTGAATCTATACTTGAAAGCTATGACGCTCTGTGGATGAAGTAAGAAGCGTCTCTAACAAAGCCTGTTGTCCCTTTAAGAACTCATAAAATATATCCTCTGGGAGAGGTGTGAGAGGCTTCATTGTTTTACCAACTTTAGCAGCATCCTTTTTAGATATATGTCCTACTATAGCTGGTCTAGTTTTCTGCCGCTCTAAGTTAGTTGAATAAATAATATCATGTTCCTTACCATCTGCTCCTTTAACTTTAAAATGAAATTTAATGGTGCTCCCCGCATCCCCCGTAAATTCAATTCTTAAAGTTTTCTTTTTTCGTGCCTCTCCTAACCCACGAAGAACATCATTTTGATTTATTACTAGAGGTGCAGAATCAGTAGCTTCTTCAGTTACTATTTGCCCCAGTTCGCCCTGTTCCATAATGGTAGCCCCAGCCATACGGCACATAGCATCAGTAGCTCCTGCTCGTTTAATAGGATCCTTCCCATTATAATCTGTTTTAAAACGATAGGCTAAATAATCTCGTCTTAAAGCTTCGGCAGCCCTCTTTCGATTTTTTTTTGCTTCAGGTGAATTACCGTCAAAAGAAATTCTTTCTCTTATAGTTTTGGGATCATCTCCATTAGGATTAGGAATTTCTTTTGTACAAGCATTATAAAAATTAGAACCCACAGCCCCATACTCAAATCTACCTAATGCCAGATCTTGAATTTGGAGCGCAGTCACAGAGGGATTAGTAAGTGTTATCTGTCCATCTGTATTTACAAACTGTATTTCTTCAGATATCGCCCTACAAGAATCATAAAGCTCTTTTATAGGACTAAAATAGGTGGCAATAGAACCTTGCGGATCTGTGTGCGAGGGACCAAGCTTTAAAGATTTATTAAGTTTGTCGTACCATGCCTCCTCATTCTCAGGAGGAGAAGGGCCAGTAATTTCATTTCCCATAACGATATCAATAGCTCGATCAAGAGAAAGATCTCCAAACTTAATTTGACCTCCTACCGATAATTTATTTCCTGCACTCAAGAGATGTATTTTAGTTGTATCAGTAACAGACAAGCCTTGTCTCTTTAATGTTTTTTCAATTTGAGGTTTTAATGCTTCTGTTGCATTGTCATACAAGTCTTTAGGAGTTGTCGTAACAACATCCTGGGGTGTTAGTTGAAGGTGGTGAGCCCTAGCTTTGGCTGTGGCTAACCCTTCATCTCCTAAATACATAAAGAAGTTATCTACTTTACCTCCAAGCCTTTGCGCTGTTCCTCCTGCAATAATATCATCTGCTTGCACTCTTTTTAATAATCCACCCATCTGTACCATTATTTGACTTAATAGTTTTTTAACGCTTCCATCTTTGGTTAAAACACTAAGCTGCCTTTCAATTTCTTCCATCAAAGGATATGAATCAAGCACAATACCTTGGTCTGCCATAGGAGTTTCTCCTGCAAACTCTTGCAATGATAGTAAAGTATCCTGCATCTCCTGTGTAAACTCAGTAGCTAAAGGTTTTAAGATAGCTTGTTTCTGTTGCTTAGTAGCACCTTGTGGGAACTGTCGAACCTTTGCATATATACGGGTTATTAATCCCATAAAAGCCTCATTAAAGCGTCCCTTCGTTTCATTTTGTGCATTCGTTGATCCCTTAAATTGGTATTGTTTAATTTCACACTTACCAAACCTGTCGATCATAGCTTGATGAAGACCCCCCTTATCCATCACAACACCTCCTGCACCGAACTCCATTGGACCTCCCTGATCAGGGTCAGTAAAAAGAACCACCTTACCTTTACCAACTAATCCCATTCTCTTATTCACTTGATCACAATCAGGGTCTCCTCTCTCCAGTAAATGTAAGAGGTCTTCATTAGTTTTAAAGATATCAGCAAATACATCTTCGCCAATTTCCTCTTTTTGCATGTTACCCTCTTCATCAAAACCAATAAAGCCTGTTCCATGAAACAGTTTTGATTCTAAACTTTTAGCATTAGAACCTCCAATATATTGAAGTGTATTAATAGTTCCTTTACAAATATGGTCTGGTAATATCTCCTTACGGCATAACTCATCTATTTGTTGAAGATTTTTCTTTTCTAATGCTAAAATATGTTTAGCTAATTCAGGAAATCGCTCTGGATCACTGTCGATTAAGGAACCTAGAGTATTTAATCTCTCTTCTAGGAGAGCTTCCTCCTCTTGTTGTGCAACTAACTTGTCATCTTCTCCACCTTTAAAATAACCAACAAGAGCTTTCCAACCTTTTGAATTAACGTCTGGGGTTCCTCCCGCATCTGCTAAAGCCATGGGCATTCCCGCACCCAAAATTAAACTTATTCTCTCTGGTAGTTGTGTGCCTCCATGTTCCCCACGCTTCGGTGAGATCGTCTTTGGGGGACTCAAAAAAGCCCAAGGCGCTCCACCCTCTACCCGTTTGGAGGCATCATACTGCTGAGACTTCCCTAAAGTTACAACTTCTAATGCTTTCTTTTCTGCATCCTTGTTAGCTTGAGCATCCACATCCTCCTGATTAGACTTTCCATCATTAACTTTTTTGTTCTTAGCTTCCGCTTCACTAAGATATATAAGCTTAAAAGATCTCTTCTTAAGCTTATTATAACTATCTAATAGTTCGTTAAAATAATCCATATATTATTATAGCTGAAAGAAAAGTAGGTCCAGCCTAAAGAATATATTAGGCTGGACCTTTAATTACTTACTTAAACTCTGTTCTTACTAGGCACTCGTATAAGGATTAGCGTAGTCGTAGGTGTTCAAGAAATCATACTTGAAGCTTACTTCTAAAGTATGAAAATCATTTGTCTGATAATTAAACTCAGCAGCGGACCACTTAATTGGATAGACTCCTAAAAGTTCAACAGTAGAATGAGGAGTCATGGTGTTATCCAACATAACAATCTCCAACTTATCAGTTTTAAACGTAGCTCCCGCCAATCCTCCTGGTTGAGCATTCTTAGTCATTTCTCCTGTGATCGGATCATAGATAGTTTTAAAGTATCTCCAAAGATCACTAGCGGTTTCCCTTAGATATAGATTATCAAATGTAATAATACAGTCACCAGGAGTTGCCTTACCTGGATAGTGTACTTTATCATTTACTCTATCAACAACAATAGCCTCGGTTGACATCTCTATTCCACCTACTTTTTTAGCAGCTAGAGTTAGATCCTGTTGGCTAGTGATATCACCAGGAAGACCAAAGAAATGGACCTCGAATTGGTATGCTCTTACTGAATCAAGATCAGTTGCGATAGTAGGAAGCCCCTGACCTGGAGTAAACTTCCTACCGTACTTAGTTTTGTAGTATGATATTGGCATTAATTAAATTCCTATAAAGATCCTAGCTGTGCCGATTGGGTAGTTAGGTTAATTTCAAAGATAAGGATTTCAGCGGTCTTGGTAGGTTTAACTAGAACCTTACACCACATTTCATTTCTATCAACCCTTACTGGTGTGTTAGTGGTATCGTCACAAACTACACGGAACTCTGTAATACCGCGCCTTCTACGAATATCATCCATAAAGGGGTTCATGAGACCTTCTATCTGTGCCCAGGTAAACTCGTCATTAGGTTCAAACACAAAGCGACGAGCCGCGATCAGAATAATCTTGCGGACATAAATCATTAATCTACGTATATTTACCCGATCAAGAGCAGTAGGACTACGCTGAGAAGTTCTCTGACCCCAGATGGTAATACCCTGCTGAGGGAAAGATACAATTGGATTAATACAGTTACCCCCTGAGTAGAGACTATCTCTATCACCCTGATTCAGTTTAAGCTCAGTTTCCGT